GACTTCCACGTCGTCAGCCAGCACGCAGTTGGCTGTCAGTGTCTCGTTGCTTTTCGCAGTGGTACCGAGAATTACACGCAAGCCGTCGCCTGCGGTACCGGCGGAGAGTGCCAGAACAGTGCCGCGTTTGTAGGTTTTGGCCTCGGTGGCTTCCTTGCGGATCTTCACGGCGAAAACCTCTGCGGGCGGGTACTGGCCGTTGATCAGGTTGTCGAAGCCTACGGCCCCGATCGTCTCGTCGAGTCTTTTACTCATTACTTCGTACCTCCTTTGGTCTGGTTGTAGGCGGAAACTACCGCCTGAATGTCTGCTGCGTCCTGTTCCTGAGCGCTTGCAGGTGCGCCGCCGTTAGGTGCTGCGCCTACGTCTGCGGCTCCGGATTTTGCTCCCTCTGCCTGATATGCTGCGAGGAAATTCTGGCCGGACGCTGCGCTGGCCTGCATAACACGGAAGCAGAGCTCCTGAGCTGTGCAAGGGTTGTCGCCGTACTTGGCGTCGTGTACGAGCTGCTGATCCGGGATAGAGGCGGCGATCGAGTCGATCTGCTCGATTCTCTGGCGTTCTGCTGCCACGGCCTCGCCGGAAGCGTTCTGCGCTTCGGTTCTTGCGTTGGCCTCGATCTGGGCCACGATCTCCGGGTATGCTGCCCTCAGTTCCTTTTCGTCCATAGGTTTGTTACCTCCTTCTTTTTTTGCCGCCTTTGCGGTCGGCTTCTTTTTATTTGCTCCGGGCTTTGCAGCCGGTGGAGTAGCGAGTGCTTTCACCGGGATAGAGCCCGGCACATGCTGGAGCCCGTCAATGTTGTGGCGCACTCCGTTGACATAGAGCACCTTCCTGTCGGCGCTCATGCTCATTTCTGGATCGTCCTCGTCCTCTTTGATTGCGTCAGCGAAGCCCTTCTCCAGAGCCTCGCGGCCGGTGAACCACGTCTCCTTGGTCATCATGCTGCGGAGAGTATCGACTTCGATTCCGGTCTTGCTGTTGTAGATCTCGGCCACGGCCCGCTCGCTGGCGTCCATGCCTTTCATAAGCTGCTTCATGTCCTGCATGTTCATGTAGTCCCAGAGCATAACGCTTACGCCGTGGATCATAATTAGGGAACCGGGGTACACGGTCACGGTGTCGCCCGCGCACATGATAACGCTCGCAGCGCTGGCCGCGATTCCTTCGACAATGACGTTCACCTCACCGCTGAGTGCTTTCAGCGCGTTGTGGATTGCGATCCCGGTGTAGAGATCGCCGCCGCAGCTATTGAGCTTGACGGTGATGTGCCCCTTGTCTTTGACTGCTGCCAGATCCTCCATGAAGCCCTCCGGTGTGATAAAAAGGCCGGGCTCCGGTTCACCTGTCCACCAGTCAACGGGCTGCTGGCTCATAACGTCACCGTAGAGAGTGATCTCGCCCTCGTCGTCGCCAGTACTGGCCATATTCCAGAACTTTGTCGCTGTGGGAGCCTGTGGAGCAGCAGCCGGGCCCATGATCGGGCCACTATGTTTGGTTTTCATTGGCTTATCCTCCTTGTATGGTTTGCTTTATCTGCTCGCCGATCACGAGGCTGCGGAGAGCCACCGTGCCCCTCTTGCGAGCTGTTTCAGGGTTGTGCGGATTGTCGTCGCCTTCTGGCGGATCCTGTCCGTCGTCCGGTTCCGTTGTTCCGGTGCCACTCTGGTGCGGATCCGGTGGATCGCCTCCGAGCTTTTCGTTTTCGCGCCTGAGCTGCTCCACGTTGCTGTCCCACTGGCCACCGTTGAGGCGGATCGTGCTCTGCTCGTGAGTGGAGAAGCCTTCGCTGCACGCGAGGATCTCGGCGGTGATTTCCTTCACCGGATCGAGCTGTCCCTGAGACGGGCCGAGCCATTCGCTGCCGAGGTATGCGGCGCGGATCGCCGGATTTTGGAAAAAGCCCGGCGCATAAATGCGGCCACGGGCCACGGCTTCGCTCATCCACACTTCATAGCACGGGCGGCAGAAGTCGTCCGCCAGCCATTCACGGCGCATTTTGAATGCCTTCCACGCTTCCAGCAGAGCGGCACGGCTCGCACTGTATGAGGCGTTGAAGGATTTCAGGAGCAGATCGCTGGGGATTTCCAACGCGGCGCCTACCTGTGCGCTGATCGCTTCGGCGAACTTGTCGAAGCTGCCGTTCGGGTGCGTCGGGTTTGCAAATTCTACGCTTTCACCCGGCCCCATGACATTGATCTGGCCCGGCCCCATGCTGTACTCGTTCGGGTTCCGCATTTCTCCGGGTGGTACCGGATCCACCTCATTGAATGGCATTTCATCAGTCGGGGCTTCTGTCTTAATGAAGGCAGTGTAAAAGCTCTCGACGACTGCGGCCATGAGTTCGGACTCGGTATATCTGCGAAGCTGGAGCAGTGGCTCGATTACCTGCGCGAGATAACTCACGCCGCGGTACTGATCCGGGCGCTCTGTGTCCATGACGTGGAGCACGTTCGGAAGGCCGGTGCTTTGCTGGTATGCCAGAACGCGGGCCCATTCAGTAACCGGAGCGCCGAGCTCATACGGATAGTTGCTGCGTATGTGATACGCCACCACCATGCCGTTCTTGTCTACTTCCACGCCGTCGTATATGGTGTTGCCCGTTTCCGGGTTCTTTCCGGTTGTGTAGTAGAGCGTTGTCCCAGCCCCGTAGTTGTTCGGGGTTGCGATCCTGTCGGACTCGATCAGGTGAACGCGGAGAGAGTAGGGGAGCAGCCGAGTGGTTTCGTACTGCTTGATCAGCCCTATGCAGTCACCGGAGAGCAGCCACGAGATCAACGCGAGCTGCTGGAGCCCGTAGAAGTTATTCATGCCGGTGGCGTCGCAGGCTCTCTTGTTGTTGGCCCAGAGGGCAAACTCTCGCTCGGTTTCTTTCTGCCACCGTTCTGCCTGATCCGGTGAGAGTCCGAGCACTTCGCGGTCGATCCGGCTTTTGAGCCTGAGCCCGACGCCTACCACGTTTGTGCGGTTGGTCTTGATCGCTGAGGTAGCGATCGGCGCGGCCATGTATAACATGCGGGCACGCTGGCGCATGGTGTAGTTGTTGAAGTCTATATCCTCGTGAGCGGATCCGCTGGGAGCATTGAAGCCTTTCACGGCTTTTTTTCGCCAGCTTGCGCCTGCTTCGCCGTAGCCCTTATTCTGAGGGCGCACGTTATCCGGGAGATATAGCCCCCTCGTTTGGTCGTACTTCGTTTTTCTCACCTCCTTGCAAGAAATTAAAAACGGCAGCGGCCGCGGTATCTAAAGGAGCGAAAATTTCCCGCGGTCGTCGCCGTAGTAAAGCCAGCCGATTGGCCAGCGTTTACCCATTTACCAGTCGCGGGGGACTACCCCCACGGCACGGCGAGCAGATCCGCCCGCCAGTTCCGCCTCCAGCTCGCGGACTCGCTTTTGCAGCTTCGCGATCATGTCCTGAACGGAAGCGAGCGAAGTCTGGTACCGTTGCAGGTTTCTGGAGCCGATTGTGTAGAGCTGCACCCCATCTTTGCTGAGCATGTCAGCCTCGCGGGCCAGATACGAACTGAGTCGCGTCCTCGTTTCTGTGAGCTCCTGCTGTATGGTTTCTTTTGATCTCATGGGTTCACCTCCTTACCACTCGTCGAAGTAGTTCCGGGCTGCCGGTTTTGGTTTTCGGCGCTGCGCCGGTTTGGTCTGCGGCGTTTCTTGGATATTTTTCAGGCGTCGCTCCACTGCGAACATGTCCGGATCTATGATTTTTAGCCCGGCGTTCGCATAGTTTCGGCAGTCAAGGGCCTCGTTCCGGTTGTGTCCGGGGATTTTTACCCAGTGCCACTGGTTGCCGCGCTTTGTTTGCGTGAGCTCCAGACGCTCGGAGAGCAGGCCGTTGAAATAATAGGTATCGTAGCCGCAGGACTCGTGGATCGGAAAATGGCAATATTTCGGGCCAGCTTCCTGAACCTTTAGGCTCGACATGATCGTTTCCTTTCCGGCGTCAACGCCGAGTGGGTAGAGCCAGCAGGTGATCCGCTTGGTGTCCTTGA